AGCGTGCCAGGAAAAATTGCAACTGGCGCATTAAATGTTGCTGGCGGAGTAGCAGGTGCCCTGGGCAAAAGTTTAATGAGCAAGGCGTTTGGCGGTGTAGACGTAATGGGCAAAGGTGGTACCTCTAAGAGTCGTGAAGACTTTATGAAGAGCATGGTAAACAGCCCTGAGGCCAAAACATTGGCCACAACAATGCAGGCCTCATGGGCACAGACAGTACAGAATTTCTTGGCCCATAGCAAAGATGCCAATGGCAATCCAGCATCTAGTCTCAGCACAGTGACTCAGCCCAGTGTGGAATCATTACGACAAGAATTGCACCAACTGGTCAATCAAATGGTCAGTGGTCGCAATGGCGGAGACTACACTACCATTGGCAACTATGCTAAAGATCCGGCAGTCAAACGTGGTACTCAAAGCATTGTTGCAAAAATTACACAAATGATAGATGACATTTACAAAGCCACAGTACAGGGTGTTGATCCCAAGACCATAGCCACAACATGGATGAAACTTGTGGGTGATGGTATCCTACCGGCACAAAACTCTCTAGCCTATGATCGCAATAGTGGCCTCGGAGGCAGTGGTGGTACAGTTGGTCCTGCAGGCTTTGACTTAAGATATACTGGCAAACCAGCACCTAATGATCTTATAATTAACTTTGGGCGAGGATGGGAAGCATTCAGTGATGCCAACCCACAACACAAGGTTGCCGCTGATGCAGCCGGGATCAAACGACCATGATGAATCTCAATGAAGGTGGCAATGTATTCAAAGATGCTCAAGGCCAGCCATTAACACAACGCATCAAGCAAAATGATATTCCTGCCACAGTGGCCTGGCTGGAAAAACTTACCGGCCTGGACCTAACCAAGCAAAAAGACGAAGCAGGCATTCCTGTCAAATGGTTAGGTAGCACGGGTAAAAAGCCTGATTCTGGCGATTTAGATCTTGCTGTGGATAGCAATGAAACGACCAAGGCTGAATTAAAAGGTCGCCTGGATGCCTGGGCCACAAAAAACAAACAAGACCCTAAAGACTGGACTAGACTAACAGGCGAGGCGGTACACTTTAAAACACCTATTCAAGGTGACCCCAAGCGTGGCTTTGTGCAAACAGATTTTATGTTCATGCCCAACATGGACTGGGGTACGTTCTGGCTGGGTGGTGGCGCAGGATCAGCCTACAAAGGTGTGTTCCGTAATGTGCTGATGTCAAGCATTGCCAAGGCGCTGGGCCTCAAGGCCAGCGCCAAAGGTATCGTCAGTCGTCAAACAGATCGTGTGGTCACAATGGATCCAGATCAAGCCGCTGGCACACTGTTGGCGCCACAATACAAACGCAATCAGCTGATGACTGTGGAAAGTATCTACCAGGCGCTGGCCATGGATCCTGACCGTGACGCTAAACTGGCTGACTTCCGTGACTATATCTCACGTGAAGGTGTAAAAGAACCTGACATGAGCATGGCTGAAAATGATGTCAGCTTCCTGGCACGTCTGCGTGATCGCATTGTGAACCGTGGCTATACAGCCCTGGTAGAAGCAGAACAGGCAGGTGTAGGTGGCCGAGCCAAAGGTATTGAACATCTTGAAGATCTGGTATTCCGTCGCGGCACTCAAGGCGTCCGTGACGCACTGGAAATTGTCAAACATGCCACCGAACAACCACGAACAGTCACAGCCAAGTGGGACGGCAAACCTGCTGTGATATTTGGCCGCAAGCCACTCAATGGAGAGTTTGTGCTAACGGATGGTTCGGGCTTTGAAGCCAAGGGCTACGATGGTCTTGCCACAAGTCCCCAAATGATGGCCGACATACAGAGCCGACGTTCAGGCGATAGAACTGAACTTATCAATTTATATACAGAATTGTTTCCTGTACTGGAGGCTGCACTGCCACCCAACTTCCGTGGCTATGTCAAGGGCGACTTGTTGTACATGCAGACTCCTCCTGTGGAAGCAGGCAACTATGTGTTCCGCCCCAACACCGTGGAATACAAGATTCCGGTCAAGAGCACACTGGGACAACGCATTGGCAATAGTAACATTGGCATTGCAGTTCATTCAATGTATGCGGATCAGGGAGATGCACGTCAACCTCTCAGTGGAGTACGGTTCAATGATGTACCTGGCTTGATGTTGGAGCGACCAGCCAGTCCCAAGGCACTACAAACTGAAACCATGGTCGAAAAGCAACTGAAACAATTGATCAAAAGTCAAGGCAATGCAATAGACACCCTGTTCAATCCTGCTGAACTCAGAGCACACAAGATCACAGACCTAGCAAAACTGTGTGTGGATTTTATCAACACCAAGGTCGGCAGCCCACTCAACGGTGCCACTCTGCTGCCTGAATTTGGCGAGTGGTTGCAGACACGAGTTACTCCACAAAAGTTTCGCAACATTGTGGAATATCTAAACAGCCCTACTTCTAACACCCCTGCTCTGGCAGCCGCATTCCAGGCATTTAACTTGCTACATGATGTCAAAATGCACCTGTTGCGCCAAGCAGATACTGAACATCCTGGGCAAGAGGGCTGGGTCATGGCCACCCCTGTGGGCTATGCCAAAGCAGTAAATAGATTTGATCCCAACGCATTCTCGGCTCAAAATCGCCAGAGAAACAATCCGCAACCCACATGATTTTTCCAAATTGACTAAATAAAAGCAGGTCCACTGAGACCACTAACTTAAAGGAAAATCAAAATGGCAACATTTACAAGAACAAATGGTACTACCCAACCAGTATTTGCACTGGACGTAGCAAACGGTTCTATCGCTGGTACAGCAAACGTCGCGGCCCAAGGCCCAGTGATGTTGTCTGGCCCAAAGCTAGACTTCTTCTCATTGACAGCTAACACAGCATTGACAAATGCTGGTAACGTTAACGGTTACTTGAACAACGTGTTTCAAGCTATCCAATCTCGCGCTGGTATTACTGGCGGCGGTGCAGGTGGTACAATTGCATTCTACCAAGCTGGTCCAACAGCTGGTCAGATCAACTTGGCTATCTACCCAACTGGTGCTTACACAACAGCAACATTGGTAGCGGCTGCTCAGACAGCCAATGCCTCAGGCGGTTTGAACATTGGTATCCCAACTGGCAACGTTTCTAACGTGGCTACATTCACTGGTTTACAAACTTAATAATTAACGTTGGTTAATCAGCACCCCGGACTTAAAAACTCCGGGGTTTCTTTTTGGCCGTAAATACGCATAGAATGAAAATCATATGCCGTACTCTTTTTGATTGCAGTCTCACTGGTGTGACCGGGCACTACAGATCAAGCGAAATACCTTTTGTGGATCGGGTAGGCCAACACATACAAGATCAAGATGACTGGAATCATTCTCGTAATCAACAGCGCAATTGGGAAACACTGTTACAGATCATAAGTCTACGCACACAACCAGTGGATCTCACGGTGCCAGTTGAAAAAGACGGAGTATGGGAGTTTGAGTTCCGCAGTGAATCAGAAGGTGTATTTCAAATGCACGGAGATCCTGATCCCTTGGCTGGACTCAGAATTGATTGTGAAGGAGTGCCCATGATGCTGAACCTTACAGAACAGCCCAGACTGGCACCCACTATCTCTACCGCTGGCCAAGATCAAAATATTTGGTTCACTGCGGTAAATAATGCATTGGAGTAATCATGGCTGATCCCACAGATATTGAAAAGAAAAGTCTCGAAGCACACGTTGAATTATGCGCTCAACGCTATAATGCATTGGAGCAACGTATTGATGACGTCAAATCAGACACCGCGGATCTAAAGACCAGCATTCGTGGTGTGCATGAAGCAGTGGTCAAAATGGGCGACAGCCGCAACAGTCAATTGATTGGCTGGGGTATTGGAATCATTGGATTTTTAACAGCCTCTCTGGGCTACATGGTCTCTCACTACGTAATAAAATGACCCGTGATCAAAAACTTGAAGATTTTGCCGAGCGCGAGATCAAACGCAACATTGAATCCATTATATTGGACAATGGCACCGGTGGCATTGTGGTGTTTGGCAAGTACTGTATCGAGTCTGATGGCACAAGATCTAGAGTCAATACCTGGGACAGAGAAATACACAGTTTCAGCAGTAAAAAAACAGCCATGAGTTGGTGCACTGCCGATCATCAGCAACAGTACAATTTAAGCAATTTGATCTTGGTGCTGGACCGT